GCACACACGTCCATCCCTGCCAAAACCGGGGCCCTTAATCCACTCACGCGGGGTGAAGCAACCTTCCGGCTTGTCCAACCTGCAAACGGTGCAAAACCGTACAGTGCTCGGAGACTCAACGAGGTCATCGTCAACGATAATGTCCTCCGTGTGCTTCCATTCCGCCTCATTGTCGAGGCGTTCGAAAACAGGGATTCCATTAACGAACTGTTGGTCCACGTATTGGCGCTCATAGCGCGTAACCTGTTCCGGGCTATATGGCAGGGTGTCATACATCCAGTCCGCATTTTCGTTAACGAATCTATCGCCAGATCCCAAGCACTTCAATGCCCAGTAGTCCATGATGCCGAGCTTGCCGCGCGCTTCACCACGGGCGACAATATCCTTGGCGTAGTCGACCACGACTGACGTCTGGATCTCAGTGATATCCACTGAAATGTCCAAGCACTCAGCCGGCAGCAAACCTGCCTGATAACACACAGCACGGGCCCACGATCCGAGGATCGGCGTGTTTGGGTCCGTGAGTATGAGCGACATTGCCTTCAATACAGCGACCATTGTGTCGGGATACAAATGTTTCTCGAGCACGGTCAGGTGCATCTTCTTACAACGCCTATCGACATCTGAACAACTATTAGGGCGACACACGTCCAACTCACCATACAAGCGTCCTAGGTAGGGCACCGGCTCCCCGCGCTCCAAACGATCAACTTCCAAAAACAATCCCATGCTGAAAGCAACATCTTCCAACATGGTTTTTGATTCCAGACTATCAACACCTGCAATGAGGCCATCATCACCAGCATGTGCGACCAAAGAGGCAGCAGCATCGGCTTGTGAGAGCCCTCGCTTGCGGTGGTAAACATACGCGACCAAAGCATTGATCAGCGTATTGGCAGGCGATGTGCCTGGTTCACCACTGCCTCGCGCAGGGCCCTGTTTATAGTGTTGACCTTGCAAAATCACATCCCTATTGTGGGTGTGTTCATGCATGGCTCGCACCTCGTCGGCGTAGTCTTCACCAAAACACTGTAACCATACGGCCAGCTCGAAGTCGCGCATGTGCTGTTTGACAGTACCATCCAACCGCTTGAAGTCGGTGGCGGCCAGACGAGTAAACCCGTCGGCCCCAACCTCATTGAGCGGCGCTGCGCACGCATCAACCAACGCTTCACCAAGCCCCTCAGGGGCATAGCGGAACGAATACCAGGGGAAGGCCTTCATGGCCTGTCCCATCGGAATCATGAACAGCGCTGACGCTACTCGTGGTGCCTCTGGCAGAGGGCTGATGATGCGGGACGACTTGCCGTTATTAACAGCTTCGCGTTTAATAAACGCGAACGTGCACTCATCGATGCATGGGTCCAATTCCGCATAGATTTCCAACCCGGCCTCAGTCACATGACGCTTGGTCAGCGTATCACAGCGATCACGCATTTCCATGTCAGTGAGAGGTACAAGGTTATTGCCCACAACGCTTGCAATGTAAGACACGAACTCATCAATTAGAGCCTGCGTCTCACGATTCGGCGCGACAGGACTGCCCAATTGCTTAGCACGCTCAATCCGATCGGTGATGGTCACAGACACATCTTCCTTCGTAATCAAGCGGTTAAGCGCGGGCATGGAAACCATTGGCGGCATGAACATCCGCATACTTGGTTTGTGTGTTGTGGTTTCAACCACAGTGCCCACGGTGTAAGTGATGCGCTTATCGCAACCACCACCCACCATGATGCACGGCCTACCATACTCTGTCGCGAGTTTGGTAAGTAGTTCAATCGATCGTAGAACCAGCGCCCCGTCAGCGTTCGCGTCTGACGTGCCACCACCAACCTTACCAGTCACCCGACCCTTCTTCAAGAGTTGACCCACCGTGCCTGTAGCGACTGTGCGCTTGTTTGCAGCGGTGGCGAGTTCATGGAGTGCCAGTAGGCCGGCGACTTGACCCATGTCCACAACTAGTGGATCCATGGGACAACCCAGCCGGCCAATGCTGGCCGACACACCATCCTCGGTGACGAGGGGCATGACGGCCATGGTACCATCGGTAAGTGGTTTGTATCGTTCCAGTGGACGGACATCTTTCCCATTCACGTGGAGGATACTGGCTAGCCACCCGTAGGAGCGGCTAGGTATGACGGCGACCATTTGTCGGTTTGGACTGCAGTTGCGTTGCTCAACGGAGCACACCACATTGCGGAACTTGCTCAAAGCCGTGAAGAAGCCTGACACAGCGCCCAATGACGCCATGGCAGCAACGCTCAAGGCGTCATAGTTCTTCACACGCTGCGGGCCCGAACGCCTACCGAACGGGTCATTACAACCCGCGACGATAGCCGATACGCCCACAACAGCTCCTAACAAAGCCCCACAGACCGTCTTGGTACCAAAGCCACATTTGTGCGCGTTATTGAAAACGAGCACATCAGTGTTCCAGTTCCACAACGGATGACAATAACGACTGTTAGTCGCTGCTGGCATGTGGAATTCCCATTCATCCTTACCTTCTCCTGATCCCTTAAACGAAAACGATAGTTCCCCATCGGAGCCAACAGGCCCACCCGGTGACCAGGTATACATGAACAATGGCTTAGAACAGCCGTCCATGTGGTCCCAAAACTCACTGGGTTCAACGAAAAAGTCTACGTCGATCATTTTGCACACATCACCCCCCTCAGAATTCCGAGGAGGGAACAGTAAATCCTTTACATGGTAATAACGCCGGCTTCCCAACATACCCAGGCGCTCATCGCGCTTGGACATGGATACCGAATGTACTGTGACGTGAAGCTCCGAACAGAGCTCATTAATCGCCCGGTCAACATTGGACCTGTTAACCGCAGCAGCTGCGTGCAAATTTTCGGTTGGAGTACCACGAGGAAGGCTGCTCGTCTTAAAAGACTGACGCAGCGCATCCCTCTCCAACCCGGACGGGAGTCGCACAGCATTGCCGTTACAAACTCCATCCCCAAGATTATCAGTTGACCAATGGCTCGCGCGTTCGCGCATAGCCTGCCAAGCTGATGACATCGTACAACCGACTGCCCCCGGTACACTGTAAGCATAGTGCAACATCACGTCCAGCGTGATGTATCGGGTGACACTTGGGCGGCGAAAAATAAAAAGTTCACAAATAAAATTAAATTAATAAGAAGACTTGTAAGCTTGTGGGGGTGCGG